GTCTGAGCTGCTGCGCGTTCTACGTCAATAGCTGACTGAATTGTGCGTGATGCTCGCTCTAATACGCCCTCATCGAATCCTTGAATAGTTACGATGTCGTTCATGTCGATTGGTGCTGCATCGACATAATATTGAGTGACCATGATGCCTTCAAGGTCTGTTGTGAATGTAACGCGAGCGTTAGCAATCCACTCAAACGCTGCTGGTCGACCATCTTCTGCATAACGCTCTGTAACGCGAAGGTAAGAGATGCCGTAGAACAGGAGAGAATCTACGATCCATGTGAGAGTTACAAAACTTGGCTGGTTCTTTGCTAGCTGTGTAATCCAACGCGGTGGAGCAATTACTTCACCTGTTGACTTGTTGTAATACTCAAGTGGGATAGATGCAACAGTTCCACAGATAAGATTACGCGCTCTGGCTACTGAAGGAACGCTCATAGCATCTTTGCGTGAGATGCGTGGAATGATATAGTTGTAAATAGAGGGTAAGTTCTCGCCCATGACTTGTGGAGCGGCTTGCGCTTCGATGATTGCTGGCTTACGCGAGAAGATACCCATAGGGCTCAATTATACACGACTATTCGACAAATATGCTCGCAACTTGTTGCGGTTTTAAGAGTGTCGAAACTACCATGACTGTTGCAATCGCTCCTGATATATCTCCTGCACTTTTACGCTTCACAATTCTCCAGCTAGAGTCATTAGTTTTGGCTGCGCAGTTGTTCATCATCTGTACCCATTCTTCTTGCCCAGAGCATTCCTTTAAAGGGTCAAAACAAGCTCCAAGATGTTAAGGACTTATGCACCATAATCGATATGCCCCTCTTGCCGTGGCAGGAGCATGTACTCAAAGATATGCTTACAGTTGACAAGGCTGGCAACTGGGTACGCAAGACAAACCTGCTTCTCATCGCTAGACAGAACGGCAAAACCCACCTAGCTCGTATGCTTATCTTGGCTCACCTGCTCAAGTGGGAGTCAAAGAATGTCCTGATCATGTCATCGAACCGCTCGATGGCACTAGATACCTTTCGCCAGATAGCTGGAGTATTGGAGAGTAATGACCACCTCAAAGGATTCGTCAAACAGATTCGACATGCTAACGGAACTGAATCGATTGAGATGCTTAATGGAGGACGCCTTGATGTCGTTGCAGCGACTAGAGATGGATCTCGAGGAAGAACTGCAGATTTCCTCTACATCGATGAGCTCCGAGAGATTACTGAAGAAGGCTACAGAGCTGCAATACCAACTACTAGAGCTAGACCAAATAGCCAAACACTACTCACATCTAACGCAGGTGATGCTTTCAGCCTTGTCCTCAACGGCATGCGAGAGCGAGCTCTAGAGAACCCGCCTAAGTCTTTTGGGTTCTACGAATACTCAGCGCCACAGTATTGCAAGGTGACAGATCGTCACGGCTGGGCTCAGGCTAACCCTGCGCTCGGATATACCATCACAGAGGAAGCCCTTGAAGAAGCAGTTGCAACTAGCCCTATTGAAAACACCAGAACGGAGCTCCTTTGCCAATGGATTGATTCTCTTAGCTCTCCTTGGACTCATGGCTCCTTGGAAGAATGTAGTGACTCTGACATGGCGCTTTCAGTCGGTGCTTACACGGTATTCGCCTTTGATGTCAGTCCATCTCGTAGAAATGCGGCTTTGGTTATTGGGCAGATTCTCCCAGATGGTCGAGTTGGAGTTGGTCTTGCGCAAACATGGAGCTCGGATGTTTCGGTCGATGAACTAAAGATAGCCGCAGAGATTAAGGCATGGGCTGACCAGTACCGCCCACGATCTATCTGCTTTGACCCTTATGCCACTCAGTCAATCGCAGACCGCCTTGCTAATGCAGGTCAGGTAATGACCAACATCTCTGGAGCCCAGTTCTACACGGCTTGTACGGACTTAAAAGATGCACTTGATAACAGGCGCATGGTTCACTCAGGGCAAGAAGAATGGGTGCAGATGATGAACAACTGCGCAGCTAAGACCAACGACTCTAGCTGGAGAATTGTGAAGCGTAAAAGTGCAGGAGATATATCAGGAGCAATTGCAACCGTCATGGTAGTTTCGACACTCTTAAAACCACAACAAACTGCTATGATTTACTCGGAGTAGTGTATAATTACACCCTATGGGTATTCTATCGCGCAAGCCACAGGTCATCGAAGCTCAGGCAGCGCCGCAGATTATGGGCGATGCTTTTTATGCATCTAATTATTATTACTCTCCATCTGTAAGCCGTCACGCCGCTATAGGCGTTCCTTCCGTCAAGCGATGCCGCGATCTCCTTTGCACAATTGGTTCAATCCCTCTTGAGTATAAGAAGAAGTCAACAGGAGAAGAAATACCTGCTCCGCGTTGGGTACACCAGCTCTCAAAGCACCAGCCACAATTTGTGACTATGAGCTACTTAGTAGACTCCCTATTATTTTTTGGTCAAGCGTTTCTCGAAATTACAGAAACCTACCAAGAGGACAATCGTGGAGCTACCTTTGAATGGGTTGCTAATACTCGCGTAACAACAGAAGTAGATCCTTACGGTCAATTCGTAACAGGTTACTCAGTAGATGGCATTCCACGCCCTATGTCTGGTCTAGGTTCTCTAGTTACTTTCCAGGCATTTAACGAAGGCATTCTTACTACAGGTGCTCGCACTATCCAAGCAGCTATCGATATTCAGAAGGCTGCATCTGTTGCAGCTCAAACTCCGATGGCTACAACAGTTCTTAAAAATACAGGTGCAGACCTTCCCCAGGCTGAAGTGCAGGGATTGCTTGCGTCATGGAAGCAAGCTCGTCAAAATCGCAGTACCGCTTATTTGACCTCTACTCTCGAGGCGCAGAATATCGGCTTCTCTCCTAAAGATATGATGTATAACGAAGCGATTCAAAATCTCGCTACAGAAATTTCACGCCTTTGCGGAATTCCTAGCTATTATCTTTCCGCGGATCAGAATACGTCAATGACTTATGCGAATGTAATTGATGAGCGTAAGCAATTAGTAGCCCTAGCGTTTCAGCCGTACATATCCGCAATCGAGCAACGCCTCAGCATGGACGATATCTCTACGGCTGGACACTATGTAAAGTTCGACCTAGATTCCACTTTCCTTCGCACCGAGCCTATGGATCGTCTACTCGTACTAGAGAAGATGCTCGCACTTGGTTTGATTACTACAGAGCAAGCGATGGAAATGGAAGATTTAACCCCTAATGGAAGCGATGACTAATGGAAACTCTATATATCGAAGCATCATCTATTGAGTGCTCAGAAGAACGCCGTGAAATCTCAGGCAAGATTGTGCCAATGGGAACAGGCGAAATCGGCAATACCAATCTCGGCGCTTATGTGTTCGAAGCTGGCTCAATCGATATCGCTGACGTTTCAAAGATTAAGCTACTTAGCCAACACGATATGAAGAAGCCAGTCGGTCGTATGATTGCAGCTGAAACACGTGAAGATGGCATTTACGCAACATTCAAGCTAAGCCGTAGCCAAGCTGGTGCAGATAGTTTGATTATGGCATCCGAGGGGCTGGTTTCAGGTTTGAGCATCGGCGCTGAAATCATTAAGTCAAAGCCTTCACGCGAAGGATACACAGTCGTTACTGCGGCTAAGTTAAAAGAAGTTTCTTTAGTTACAGAGCCAGCGTTTAAGTCGGCTCAGGTGCTAGAGATCGCAGCAGAGGAAGTCATCCCTGCTGAAGAAACCCTACCAACAGAAAGCGAGGCAGTAGCCGTGGAAAACACACCTACAGTCGAAGCAACACCAGTAGAGGCTGCGGCAGTCGAAGCTTCTGCTCCAGTAGTAAAGGCGATGCACTATGCAACACCACGCATCGACACAACACCACACGTATTCCTAGAGAACGCAGTACGCGCTTCACTTGGAGATGAGTCAGCTCGTCAGTACCTCTCAGCAGCATCAGACACAGACACAACAGATGTTGCAGGACTCGTTCCAACACGTCAGCTTACAGAAATCATCAACAACAAGAGCACATCAGGTCGCCCTTCAATTGATGCTATCTCATCAGGTACTTTGCCTGACGCTGGCTTCAAGTTCCAGATTCCACGCGTTAAGGCAGTTCCTACTGTTGCAGAAACAGCAGAAAAGGCAGCCTTCTCAGATACACAGGTAGAGATTGAATACCTTGATGTAGATGTTAAGAAGTATGCAGGAATGCAACTTTTCGATGTAGAGGTCTTGGATCGCACAAGCCCTGCATTCTTCGCTGAGCTCCAGAGCCTCATGGCAGATGCGTATGCTAAGGCAACAAACGTTGCAGTGCGTACTGCAATCCAGACAGGCGCATCAGCTGACGGAACTGCAATCACACTCCCTTGGGATGGCGCAGAAATGGCTGGCTTTATTGCTCGCGCTTCTGACTCTATCTACACAAACACACTCCGCTTTGCACAGTCAGTAATCGTTTCACCAACACAATGGTCAAACATTATGGGCATGGTAGACGGACAAAACCGCCCACTCTTTATCGCATCTCAGCCACAGAACGCTGCTGGCTCAGTATCACAGTCACTCCGTGGATCACTTCTCGGTCTTGACCTCTACGTTGACTACTCACTCACAGGTGTAGCTGACGGTTCAATCGTTGTCGTTAACCGCGATAGCTACACATGGTACGAGTCACCACGCCTACAACTTCGTGCAGACAAGGTTGGCACAGGTCAGGTTGAGGTTGGTTACTACGGCTACGGCGCAATCGCAACAAAGGCAGCAGCAGGAGCTTTCAAGTTCAACAACGCAGCCTAAGCAACACCCATTAGAACGGCTGGGGGCGAGTGCCCTTCTCGCTCCCAGCTCTTAATGAAAGGAATCAGATGAGCATCACCACAGTAGCCGAGCTTAGGTCGGCACTTGGAGTCGGAACCTTATACCAAGATTCCGTGCTTCAATCCGTCTGTGATGCCGCTGATAACGTTCTACTACCTTTTATCTGGGCTAACACATCTAACATTATTGGGCATAGCAATACTGCCACTACTGGCACATCTTACTTTGACGAAAAAGTAATTGATAAATTTTATGTAGGTCAAACCGTAGTTATTGCAGGTTCAGGTTCAAAGCATAATGGCTCTAAAACAATCACTGCCGTAGATGCTGATTCAATCACTTATGCAATCACTGGCAACAATAACGCGGTCACTCCGTTTCATCCTGTAAATCCTTACGGCTTACTTAATGCTGAAACATATTTAGATCCTGCAACAGTTCCAGCTATCCAAGAAGCTTCCCTTATGATTTCTATTTCTATCTGGACTAGTCGCCA